TGAAATTAAAAAATAAAGAAATAAAAGAAAAAGCATATAAAACAATGGAAGAAAATTATGGAGCAAAAACTACATTACAATCGCCAAGTTTAATAGATAAAGTTAAAAAAACCAAAAAGAAAAAATATAATAATGAATACTATACTAATAAAGAAAAACAAAAAACTACAAAAAAGAAAAAATATGGTGATGAAAATTATAATAATAGAGAAAAAAGCAAAAAAACTATGAAAAGAAAATATGGATACGAACATGCTTTACAAAATATAAATTCTAGAAATAGATTTAAAAAAACATGTAAAGAAAAATATGGAGTTGAATATCCTATGCAAAATAAAAATTCTTTTGAAAAACAGCAACAGTCTGGATTTAATGCTAAAAAATTTAAAAATACAAATATTTATTATAGAGGGCAATATGAATTTGATTTTTTAGATAAATATTACGATTTATTTTCCGATATGAATAACGCGTCAAGAATTAAATATATTTTTGAAAATAAAGTGCGTTATTATTTTCCTGATTTTTATATTCCATCTTTAAATTTAATCGTCGAGATTAAAAATTCATATCTTGCAAAAAAAGATAAAGAAAAAATTGAAGCAAAAGAAAAAGCCACTATTTCTAATGGCTTTCGTTATATTATGATTATTGATAAAGATTATTCTAATTTTTTAATTAAAGTGTAAACTATTATTCAGTTGTTTTTCCGTTAAAGTCTTCACCCATATCTACGATAGGATCTGATTCTTCGGTGAATTTTTCGTATATTAATCTTACCCTCATTCTGCTCCAAATAATTTATCTAGTTCTTCTTGAATTTCTTGAATAACATCTATTCTTGTCCAAGCGTCTTTATCTTCATCATCAGTTTCGACAACTCTGGTATAGTTTTCATCAAACATATTACGAAGGTATTGGCGAAGATCGGCAATTTTTCTTGGGTATTCACCTATACCGAGATCTACAACAGGATCTGATTTCTCTTGAAATTTCTCGTTGATGAATTGTGCTCTCATTAATATTGGTCTCCTTCTGGATCATTTTCTATTAACCATTCTTCGTCAAGATCTTGGAATAAATCCAATACAGCTCTATATTCAATGTCATAAATAGGAACATCATCGCTCATTCCTTGAACAAGTATGTTAAAATTTTCACCAGCTTCTTCTATGTATGCTCTAATACCATTATCATTTTCTGCCCAGAATCCATCATCGCCTTCATCTAATTCATCAACATCATATCCTACATTGGAAAAAGTTTGATGTAATTTTTCTAAAGGAGATAATTCATTTTCATTTAATGATTCTCTAACTAGTTTTTTCATATCTTATATTTTTTTATTCTGTTGTTTTTCCGCTAAATTCTTGATCATTCTCTTCAGCCTCTTCTTTAGTATTAAATTCTACTTTATCAGGATGATGAGGTGGGCCATAAATTGTATATAACTGCAATATTTTATTTCCCGTATTTATGATGTTATGCTTTGAGCCGGCCGGAACTATAATTCCAGTTCCATCACTTACACTGTATTCACTTTGATTTATGATAACTTTTCCATTTCCGGCTTCAAATCTAAAAAATTGATCATTTTCGGAATGAACTTCTTCACCGATTTCTTCACCAGGTTTTAATGCCATAAGAACTAATTGAAGATTGTGCCCAGTATAAAGAACTTTTCGAAACTTATCATTATCGAGAGTATCTTGTTCTATATTAGTATTAAATCCTTTTTTATTTGAAATAGATTTAACTTCTTCATCTTCGTATAAACGTTCTTTAACTAATCTTTTCATATTGAATAAATTATTTTCCTAATGCAACACCCATTGCTGTAGTTACTAATCTACTTGTAAGAAGTTTTCCGAGAGGGCCGTCTTCTTTAATTCCAAGAACTGAACAAATTGCCTTTCCAATTGCTGGGCCGGCAAGTAATCCTAAACCACTGCCAACGATAGCACCAAAAACACCTTCATCTATTTGTTCACCCGCCTTTAGTTTTTCAACTAAAGTTTCATAAGCTTTTTCGGCTTCCATTATTTGTTCGGGAGTCATTCCTTTAACTTGTTCTGCTTCAAAGATTCTTGATCCTTGAGAGTACTTTAAATCGTAATAAGTTGGAAATTCTTTCATTTTATTTTCTTATAATTTTAAATCTTTTTCCTAATTGTGTTGGTGTTGCTACTATTCTATTATAACCATTTCCGTGTTTTACATTCATTGCTATAATTTCAACTTTTCCATCGTCTCTTAATTGTGCATTTCTTAATAGTCTATATTTTTCTCCAGGTTCAAATAAATTTCCCAACCAATTTTGTCTGGGTGTGTTATATAAAGTTTCACCTTTATGAACCGGTTCTTTTGACCAAGAAGGATGCCATACTTGAGATGTTTGAACAAATTTTATACATTCAATAATATCTCCTTGTCTAAGAGTTGCAAAACTTCCAATACCCATATCAACTATAGGATCAGATTTCTCTGTAAATTTTTCATTTAATATGTCATTTACAAATTTTGCTTTCATCTCATCATTCTTTTCATTGCTTTATCACTGTGTATATCCATCCATGTGAATTTTCTGGATGCGATATCCTGTTCAATATATTTATCTATCTTTTTATAATCTTTATTCTCAAAATACGTTATAGGTATCGTATTAATTATATCATATAATGTAAATGAAATAAATCTATCTATTTCGTTGTCAGATATTCCGGAAATGTATTTTTTAATTAAGTAAGTAGCTGCATCCTTATTTAATTTATATTCGAATCCCTCTCCATCTTCAGCATCTGGAGTAATATCATAGATTAAATGGGAGCCTATTCCCATATCTTTTATAGGATCAGATTTATCAGAAAATTTCTCGTTTATGAATTTTGCTCTCATAGTTCATTGTCTTGGCCTCCAGAACCTTGAGGTGTTCCTGCTGTGTAAACTTTGTTATTCAATCTACGAATAATTCGATATCTATTGTATGTCATATTCATTGTAAATGTATTGAAATCTGATACAACAGTCGCATAACTTACGTTAAACTGAGACATATTAGTAGGAACAATTTGTTTGAATTCAAATGCCATTAATTCAAAACCATGATGATCAAGAAAACTAACATACATTGAAGGCCAAAACGGAGTGGTTTGTGAATATAATTGAAATAACTCGATTTGATCAAATAACATCCAATAGGTTATGAATCCCTCAGTTAATTTAAAAGTAACAGTTAAGTTTTTATCAAGTATTGGTTCAAGTTCTTTACCACCACGATATCTAATTTGAAATTGTGTTTGTGGTTGAGTTACAGGATTTAAAACAACTTCTGGAAATGTAACACTTTGAACTGTAGCGTTAAAAAAATCTTCAAGTGATTGATATTGTAACTTTAATCTTTTCACAACAGGAGTCCATCGTTCTCTTACTTCAGGATAAAAGAAATCTTTGGGAAACCAAATTACAAACATATTAAGCTTAGCATTGAGTATGCTCATAGACAATAATTTATGTTAATATACAAAACTTTTATAACTCGACGCATATAATATACATCTAATCTATTTTATATATTCATGAAAATACCTAAGAAAAATCAGGACAACAAATTTATATGTGAAGAATGTGGTTCAGAGTATGATCGATTTTGTGATTTATCTCGACACATAGGAATAATGCATAATCACAAAGAATATTACGACAAATATCTAAAGGAAGAAAATGAAGATATTTGCCCAATATGTAAAAATAAAAATACTTATTTAAACCGATGGGATAGAGGCTACAAAAAAACGTGTTCAAAAAGATGTGCAAATATACTTCGGAAAAAATCAGGAGAAAAAACAAATCTTGAAAAATATGGTGTTAAAGCTCCCGCACAAGTAAAACACATTCGTAAAAAAACAAATGAAACAATGATTAAAAAATATGGAAATAATTGTCCTATGCAAAACCCTCATATACAACAAAAAATAAAAGAAAATAATGTTAAAAAATTAGGTGTTGAATATCCTTTCCAAAGTGATGCAATTCAACAAAAAGTTATAAATAAATTTTCTCAATACAGAAGATTTAAAAACACTAACGTATATTACAATACGAGCTATGAATTAGATTTTCTCGAAAAATATTATGATAAATTTTTAGATATTCAGAGAGGCCCAACTATTAAATACAAGTATAAAAGAAAACAAACATATTATTTGCCTGATTTTTTTATTCCATCATTAAATCTCATAATAGAAATAAAAAATTCATATCTTGCAAAACGAGATAAAACCAAAATTCTAGCAAAGAAAAAAGCCACTATTAATAATGGCTTTAACTATATTATGATAACTAATAAAAGATACAATAGATTTAATAAATTATGTTGCTTTTAATGTTGCTAATTCATCGGTTAATTTTTGAACTTCAGCTTGTAATTCTGCGTTTTTAGCCTGTAGATCCGTTACAGTATACATATTTTGATATTGTGTAATTACTGCTTCTTCATTTGAGATATCGTAAAATGTTCCTTCATAAAAAGTGTAAGATGTTCCATTTGGATTTTTAACTATGATTGAGTAATTATTGTTTGTTTGTTTTTTCAACGTAGTTAATTGATCTTCAGTTAATTTGAACTCAATCTCACCGATTGTTGTATTCATATTTGTTGAATATGTTGGGCCAACTTCGATTTTATTGTTATCATCGAGTTTAAATTGAATAGCGTAGTTAAACGCTCCTGATAAATCAACGTTAACTCTATCACCATTTACATCAATTTTCTCAAATTTGAATTTATAAACCGAGTCAAATGATTTTAAGAATAATGGTCCAGTTCCTTGAGGGAATATTTCATTAGCATAATTCATAACGACTGTAGTTGTATCATAGAACACTTTAACGTATTTTACTTTTTCGTTACCGCTGCCCGATTTAATATTAGGAACTTCAGCCTCAACTCGATTGAATACTTTGTAAGGTATCAAATTTTCAACTGTCAATCGTGTAAACCAAAGTCCATATTTCTTTGGATCCTGTGAAGCAAATGATGCTTTTCGAATAATTTGAGTTCCATCCATTCTATTTGTTAAACGGCATGTATATTGAATTGTATATGAAACATCAATATCGGAGTTTTGAAGAATTGGACGGAAGAAATTAGGTTGCGAGAATTGACCATCCTGTGTAAATGAGAATTTTTGAGTCAATATTGAAGTACCGCCCCCAAGTTGTTCGTAAACAGAAATTTCGTGAATGATAACCCATTTTCTTGCTCCAGTTCCATAAGTATCAGTAAATTCTTGATAATTGTCATTAGGATTATTTGAAGTATAAAGTTTTATTCTTCCACTTTCGATATCGCCAATCCAATCACCGATTATATCTTCGTTCCATGTTGCATAATATTCAATATAATCTCCATTTGTTGATTCTGCAATAAAACAATTGAAACTGTCGGCAACACTTGTAACAGGAAGTTGAACATTAATTTGTTCATCTAATATAAAGTTGTAATTTCTTCCGGGTTCAGTAACAATTTCGTTTATACCGCTATATGTGATATAAACATCACTTAATTCAATAATATCAAGTGTTTGACCTAAATTTGTAAGTGTATCTCCTCCTAATTCTTGAACAGATGGAATTTGAAATTCAACGTATTTATCATAAAATCTATTACCTAAAAATAAAGTGTTAGGAGAAAATTTAACTACATTGTTTCCAAACGTTTCTGGTTGTTTTGCGTATGTAAAGTTTGCTAAATCTACTAAATATCCAGATACATCTTCTGCTCTTATTTGGAGTAAAAATCCAGCAATATCATCAAAATTATATCCCGATACCATGTGAACTTTTATCTTATCATAAGGATATGTACTATCAGTAATAGCTGTTGAAGAATCCCAAAACGTAGGATATGTAGTAGCATAATTAGATGCATCTAAAAACCAACTCGTTCTTTCAACGTTCGTTGGCATTGAAGTTAAGGGTAATATGTTATTCGTTCCACCTAATGCTCCATAACCTTCAAAAAATTCTTTAGTTCCTAAAAGTGTTGTAACAACTTTAGGAGTAGTTAATGTAGTTTGAACTGCATCTCGATTAAATTCATATTCGAGAAGAAGAAAATCATTAAGTTGAACGTATTTTGATATATTTGTCATTACTTTTCTTTATTTTATTCTTGATTCACCCATATTTTAGTCATTTGCATTCTTTTTCCAGTAACAGGATCTTTTTTAATTTCGGGTACATCGTATACATAATACTTACCCTCGGGATAATACGGTTTTAATTGAGATATCACTGTATCGGGTAATTTTTCAGATATAGTATTTCCCTTAGGATAATAACCAACCAAAACAAATTCTCCCTCTGGAAAAAGAGTTACATTTCTTTTTTCTTCTGGCAATAACGATTTAATCAATTCTGTTAATTCTTCCATCATAATTTAAAATCTATATATTGTGTAATGTAATCCTCCGCCTAAAACTAACCCATATTTTCCGGTTGTTACATTGAATCCCATTGTAACTTGGGGTCCTACACCAAATCCTTGAAACCAATGTTTTTTCTTTAGCAAGCTTTTAATGTATGCATTATCATTAGGATCTATCATAACTCCTTCCATTGATTTAACCGTGAACCCCGGATAGGCACTTGTAACAAATACTCTTAATTTTCCTTTTACTACCTCTTGACCCCAAGTAAGATCAATTTGAGTTAATCGATTAAGTAATTCTGTATCCATGTGAGCCAATTCCAAAGGATCTTTATTTGTCACTTTTATGTATGTTCTTCCTTTAAATACGTCAAAATTTGTTGAATCATATTTGAAAGGAAGAGTCCACCCAGCTATATAAGTATTTTCATCTATCTGTAAAAGTTTTTCAATAACTTTATTTTTTTCGTCAAGAGCGTTCGCTAATTGAGCTGAATCTTGTTTTAATTGCATTATTACTCGATTAAG